CATAAAACCGTTCATGAGAGTCTGGGTATCATCCATATTTTCGGAGACACCAATTCCAAAGAAAGAGTATGGGTTAAGTTCGTATGGGACAGCATAATACGGAATCCTGGCTGGCTTAAATGGATTCAGTACCATTCGGATAACTCGATTATTGCAACACCAAATGTTAGCTTGCAACTCATCAACATTATCGAATTCTTTGGGAATGGGGATCTCGTTCTCTTCAAGAAGTTCACGATCAACCGTTCCCCAAAACTCCAGTACTTCAAAACGATCTACACCAAAGTTTACTTGGTAGTCATCTAGATCATCTTCCCAGTACTTTTTAACATAAGACTCGCCCTGAGCAATAACATCGTCAATAACAGTCTTACGGAAATACGGACGTTTCTTGAGTGCACGAAGTTGGCTACGAGACATCTTGTGTCTCTCAATAACATACTCAACTTCATCCATGTTAGATGCATCAGGATCAGGATAGAAGTTCCAAACACTTACATGCGAAGTAGATGGTGTGGTTTTAATGACAGGTGCATATTCACCATCCTCTTGCCAGTTGGGATATTCTTTATCCACAGCAAAAGGACCCTTCATTACGCCAGTACCAAACAAGACACACTCAAATGCAGTAGCCCTTAGCTGTTTACTTGCATTGCTTTCGTCAAGTTGATCTTTAATTTTCTTTTCCATCTTCTTAGCTGCAACTTGTGCAGGACTAAACGTAACAGAAGAGGGAGTTTGACCCGGACCTTCCTTCAAACCTTTGATGTTGCCTAGCTTGTCCTTCAAGGCACCTAAACGGCTCATCAACGTGTTGAAAGTAGATCCTGGGGGTAAGGGTTTACCATCATCAGCAGAGCCGTATAGAGTCTCCTGAGTGTCTTCCTGCATGTCTGGTGCAGCTTTGGGATCAAAGTGTACAGAATCAGCTACGCCTTCCGGTAAAACAGTAGGTTCTACGCTGATAGGGAAGCTATTGTTAGAGAATAGTACGTCAGTAATCTGACTATACGCAGCAAGTACCTTGGTCTTGGTTACTTTGATAAATACACGGGACTTTTCCGCCTCAGTAAACTGGACATCCGGTCCATAGATACCCCGATAGTTGCGATAAGAGCGAAGCCACCGCTCTTCATCATTTTTTCTAGAGTCTTCTGCCTTGTGGAATCGCTCCAGCACGTAGGCAAGCATTGTATTTACACTTGGCTCTTCCGCATTTACGTTATCTACATCATCCAAGCCAAGCTGGGTATCTTCTGTGTAATTATCCATAGTGTTCCTTAATATCCCATCGTGGGATCTGCTGCAATAAATCTATTACGTCCTGCCGTTGCAGGATCGTAGTCCCACAAACTAGATCTTGGACGGCTCATTACACCATAACGCAAAGCATCGTACAAGTGATCTTCTGATTTTGTGTTAATGTCCTCTGGATTTGCTTTGTCAAGAGGTAATATAGGTAATTGTGCAATTAAATTGGTACAGTTAGCAGTTATAACCATTCTTGGTTGATCTGTAAACTGGTCAAATTGCAATCTTCTATGTATTTCGTTCTTACCTGCCACCCTACTACCAGCACTTCTGTCTGCAGGTCGCCACCTACAGCCTTCCATAATCATTTGTTCGGCAAGCGAAGGACCTGTGTCGCCTCTTTTATGCCAACAGCTAGAATCAAGTACGCCATAACGAATGGTGCCATCATCGCTTTCTGCCTCCAAGATCAAATGTGCTAAGTCTTTAGCCAGCACTTTGCTTACATATAGTTCCCTGTATACGATTAACTGCTCATCAGGTGCGACAGCAAACCACAATACAGCACTGAAACTCCCATAACCATAATCGCAAGCCCTAAACTTAGTCCAACTCCGAGGGATATCAAAATTATCCACCACATGAACCTTACGATTAAACTCTGGGAAGGCAGCTCCTTCTGCAATATCCCAGTTTCCTTCCAGCAATTGCTTTCTTTGGTGTTCTGGGAGGGAGAGAAGCATTGTTTCATAGTCACCTTGGGCTGCTAGATAAGGGTTATCCGATAGCATAGCAGGGATAAACCGTCTTTTAAACAAAGGTTCCCCTTCTCTGCTATGTCCTCTGGGGTATACAAGTGTTTCTTGTGTTTCAATGTCGGTAGCCCAGAACCCTTTTCCTGCAGGTGCAGGGTCAATAAACATCTTTTTAACCCAAGCATGACCCGGACCCCCTGGGTTGGTAGTAGCCCTCATGTAAATCGGTAGATCTGGTGCAGTACTACGTAGACGGGAACGCATGTAATTCCATGCAAAAGGAGTTCCCCACTGTGTTAACTCGTCAAACCCTACCCAAGTAAAGGCCAAACCCTGGTAACGAAGTACGTCCTCGTCCCTGTCCAAGTAGGAAAACCATAAACGTGCACCACTGGGTGCAACCCACTGCATCTTTCTTTCTGACCACTTGATGCCGGGATAGATCTTGGGGTACATCTCTTGGCTTTTCCAGATGAGTTCTCGCAACTCTTCTGTGGTATGTCGTAGTAGGAGTCCACTAAACTGCGGATGACCCATGTAACGTAATGGATCTGCCAACATTGCATATGACTTACCTCCTCCTGCTGCTCCACCGTAGAGGACTTCACGTTCCGGTGCAGCTAGAAATACTGTCTGAGGACCCGGGTTCGGCTTGAAGATTATGTTCTGCTCCTCTAGCTCTACAGGAGGGGCAGTCAATACTTCGTCTAAGTCTTCCAGGGACTCGCTCAAGTTCTTCGTTGAGGTTTGCCCAGAAGCGCTGACCGAGCGTCTTGTCGTACCTTTCTGCGATCTGGAGGGCCGCTTTGTACCTTCTGGCCCAAGCCCTGGCAGTTGCGGCTTTTGCTTGGTTTTTCTGTTCAATTTTTACTCTTACTAATAGCCCTTGACCATTAATCTTCCTACCAGTTTTCTTAACCAACCATGCAGCTACTTTGCTAGATGGGTATCTCTTTAAGTATTCTTTTGCTTGTTCAAGTGCAACAAGCTCTTCTTGTATAGGTAGTAAAGTAAATGGATCATCTGGATCTACCTTATACCCAAAAGGTACTACACTTCTTTTTAAAAACGGAATAGGAATAAACTCCCCCGACACATACGAACCCGTAGGCTGGGGGAGTAACCATTTTGCATTGGTGGAATTATACCGTATTTGGCCTTTCGGCACAATACTATTCTTCTTCTTGTTGTTTGGGCGGAAGGATCATAAGTCCATTACCACCCTCCACTTGAACCTTCTCAGTCTTTGCAAGACCTACTCGATCTAGCAAATCTTTAGCGGCATTGAGTTTATCACGGAGTCCAAGTTCAGTAGGATCAATCATACCACTAACCAAGGACATAGCAGCACGAGGAGCGTTACGTGCCATATACAACTGGGTACGCTCCATGATTTCATCTTTAAGACCTTTGATTACTTCTGAGGTAGGACTGTTCTCAGAATAACCAGCTAAGTGCTTGGCACGAACGACATCTCCTGCTGCCTCTTCAAACAAGACCTCCAAGAACTTAATTTGTTTTTCTGTTAATTGTCGGCTCATATTATTTCCTATAAGGTTTAACCTTCTTTGCAATCTCCTTCGGTTGACTCACGAATTGCTTACCGGCTTTGGTACCTGCACGTTTTGCAGCAGATGTACGTTTGTACTCTGTATCACTCAAAGCCTTGATTGCTTTCTTAGGCAAGTATCTTTCTCCAGTTGCCTCTGGTCCTTGAGTGGAAGGCTTACCCGATTTGGTAGTCCACTCTTGTTTTGTCCATTTGCTAAGACTCTTTTGAGCCTTAGTCTTTTCCCCGGTATAACCGCCACCTTTGTCTTTGTAAATCTTTCCTGCTAACTGCATTGCTCTTGCTGAGTGTTTGCCACCCATCTTGGCCTTAGCTTCTGCCTTAGCTTTTTCCCAGAGCTTTTCATTCGTTCGTCCCATTAGTACGTCCTGTTAGGTAAGAAGTATTCTTCTACAGTACACATAACATCTACGTGTGGGCTAGCAACACCAGTCACGGTAGTATGAATTTTATCTCCTGGTTCTAGTACAATATACGCACCCGACCATTGAATAAACTCTCCATCTGCCATATTCTTTGCGCCAAGAATATGTGCATGACTTGAATCGGCTCTATCAAATTCAATATTTACAGTAGCAGTACTGCCACTAGAGTTTGTTACATACAACAAATTCATTTGTGCACGACAGTTGTCCGGGCACGTATATAGAGTGTACTCTTGTGAAGCTACAATACATTCTACGTTATATGTACGTGCCCGAAACTCCATTACTTCTTAGCCTTTTTCTTTTTAGCCATGCCAGCCTCTGACAAAGCAATAGCAA